TCGAGCATCGCCGCCGCGTCCTCGTCCAGCACCACGTTCGCGGGCCAGCGGCCGCCATCCCTGTATTCGCGTCCGGTGCCCTTGATGTATCCGTCGTCCGATGGTTGGCCTGGCGTAAAGCATACCCTGTTAGCCGCAGTAGCCTGTATCGGGAAAATAGATGCAATCCGGCACCCGTCCACGTTGAGCGCCCCCGTGCCGTGCGCGGCGACGTTCGCGGCCACGGTGCCGACGAGCGGCTTGCGGGCGAGGATGATCGGCTCCCACGCGGGCTTCAGCGCGGTGCCCCAGCCCTGCCAGTCACCGTCGAGATTGTGCGACTTTGGGAACCCGCTCCCGTACAGCCAGCTTAGGCAGTCCCGAATCTCCCATCCCGCGTCCTCAATCGCGCACGCGAGCCGGTGGTACGTCCGCGTTCCGCCGAACGCGACGAGGTGCGCCCCTGGCTTCGCCACGCGTAGCGCCTCGGCCCAGAACGGGACGCCGGGCACGCCGTGGTCCCACGCCTTGCCCATAAAGGCGAGGCCGTAGGGCGGGTCGTTCACGATGCTATCCACCGAGTCAGCGGCCATCGCGGCCATCGCGTCGAGGCAGTCGGCGTGAATCACGTGCCAGCGGAGCGACGGGTCGATGGTCATAGCCCCTCGGGGATGCCCTCGTCCTGCGTCAACTCAAAGGCGAGCGCGTCCACCGCGGCGCGCTGGCGGGCCTCCGTCGCCCGGTGCTGCGCGATGGCCGCCTCCCGGTCCTCGTCATCGTCGGAGATCGTCCAGTCCTCGATGCGCTCGATGATGCGCGCGTCCGGCGTCCCCTTGGCCCGTTCCCGTGCGACGAACGCGCCCAGGAGCCGGCGCGTCGGCCCCGAGTTCCCCGCCCGCGCCGCGATGGCGGCCAGCACGGGGTCCGCTGGCGCTGTTTCACGTGAAACGTTTTGCGACACTGCCACTGGTTTGGTAGTCAGTTCCTTGACAGTTGCCGCGTACTCGGCCCGGAGCGCGTCGTAGCGGGCCGCCCACGCCGCCGCGTCGGCCCGGGCCTCGTTGAATCGCTCACGGCTCACGAACGGCAGGTGCCACATAGACTTAGCGCCTCGGGACGCGGTGGGCACCGGGGACCGTCCGGTGCGGGTTCGTCGGGCCGACGTGGAGCCCGAGGTCGCGTTCCAGCGCGCGCTCGGGGTCCGTCTCGACCTTCGGGCGGCCCGTCGCCAAGTCGAGCGGCGCGGCCCGGTGGTCCTCCTTGACCGCTACGGGCGTGGTCGCCGCCACGACCCCCGTCCGCGCGATCCCGTAGCGGAGCATATCGGCCACGTCGTCCCCGCCCTCCCCCTCCTCGTTCGCGTCGATCTTGAGCAAGTCGTCGGGGTCGGTCGGGTCGGGAATCATCTCTAATAGCCGCTCAATCGCCCACGCATTACCGGGCGTCCGACAGATGCGGAGCTTAGGCGGCAACGTCGGCTGCCCCTCAACCGGCGTCGGCTTGGCCAAGGCGCGGTTCACGGCCGCCCACCCGGGAATCCGGTTGATGTAGGCACGGACGAGCCCAATCTTGCGCTTCGCGAACACGGCCTGCACCGACTCGATGTGCGCCTGTTGGTGCGCCTCGGGCTTCTCGAAACAGTCGTGCCCGGCGAAGACTAGCCGTCGGCACGGTTCGTGAACGCGCTCCACGATCCGGTCCGCCATCGCGAGGTCGCCCGTCCGGTGCATCCGCAGCGTGTCGAGCCAGTAGGTATTCCCGTCCCCGTCTTTCGCGAACGACCCGAACACGGCGGGGTGGCGGAACCCCCAATCGTAGGCTCCCCAATAGGTCCAGTGGTCGGGGAGTTTTGGGAACGGGTCAATGAGGTGCGTGTCCGCCCCGAGTTCCGAGAAGAACGCGCCCGAGATGAACGACCAGTCGCCCTCGACGAACCGCTTGTAGTCGCGCTCGGGGAGCTTCTTGAGGGCGTCGAGGTACGCGGCCGGGATGTGCGGGTTGTCGGCAATCGTCGCGGGCTGGTAGTACCACGGGGCGGCAATGGTCCCGGCCTTCCACGGGTCGTAGAACTTGCGCTTCACCCACCCGCCGGACGGGTTGAACGTGCAGACGACGAGCGGGGGCGGTTGCGTGGCGAGGCCCGGCACGACCCACGCCCCGGCGCGCTCGATGGCCTTGTTCAAGCTCGCTTCCTGCAACTCGTTCGCTTCTTCGAGGAAGAACCCGTTGACTTCGAGTCCACGCCAGCGGTTGTATTCCGGGTCCTCTTGAATCGACTCCGAGAAGAACACGATTTGTGACCCGTTCGTCGCGGTCGAGGTCCACGAATCGGCTTGGTTCACTTCCCCCATAAAGCCGGGGACGCGGAACTTCGAGAACGTCGGGAGGACGTTCCGCTTGATGGTCGGAAGGTCCGTGCGGACGATGGCCCAGCGCGAGCGGGGGTAGATGCGGCAGAGGAGTTGCGCGAGCATCAGCGCGGTCGCGGACTTGCCGGACCGAATGCCACCCCCGTAGGCGAGGACGGAGTAGTCCCCGGAGAACGTCGCCGCGAAGAACCGATCCTGCGCGGGCGTGGCCGTGAAGAACGGCTCAGAAGGTGATGGGCTGGCCACCGATGACGATGGTCTGCGTCAGGGCGAGCTTTTCGCCGCCCGTGGTCACGTCCACGGGGATGAGGCGGGCGTAGAGCTTGTAGAACTCGGTGCGGTTCTCGGTCGCCCACTCCGCGAGGGCCTTGTAGCCCCCGATGCCCTCAAAGGCGAGGCGGAACGCTTCCTTCGCGGCGGTGGTGGTCTTGTTGGGGACGCCGGCAACGCGGCCTGACCCCGGTGTGCGCTCACCCTTCTTTGGTCGCGGCATCCAAGGGTGTCCTACTTTTGGGTCAGGGGGATGGCGCTCAGCGTGACGACCGGCGTGGGTTCGACCGGATCGTAGAGCCAGTGGCAGACGTTGGCGGCGTCGGTCCAGAGGGTCCAGCAATCGACGCGAGTGCCGTCGGGAGCGCCCGCGCGTTCGGCGTCCTCCATCAGCGCATCTTGGTGCGCCTTGTCGCGGCGGAAGTCAGGCGCGGCCACGGGCGGGCTCCAAGGGGAAGAAGGAGCCGGTGAGAAGGCGCTTAGGGGCACCGTATTCGAATTCCCACGTCATAAGGCCGGTGCGCCTATCGGCGACCGCACGCCGGTAAACGAAGTCGATGCTAGCCGTGTATGCCGGACGCTTCGGCGGCCCCCCGAGCGCCCAAACCTTGCGGTGCGTCAGCCGCTCGAAGGCGTCGAGGGCGGCGTCCCCGAGGAGGAGGCCACCGACGAGTGCGATGGCGGACCGGCGGAGGAAGGCGCGGCGGCCTTCCGGCGTGACCGTGTGGCGGAACGTGCGCTCGTAGTTGGCGTCGGCCGTGGCCTTGGGGACGGCGGTGGGGCGTCGCGTTGATCCCTTGCTCATCGCGGGGCTCCGGGAATGGCGGGCGGGGGCAACTGCACGGCTCACGCATTGCCGCGCCGTGCCGTGAGTGTGGCCCCGCCGAGCCCGTGATGCCTCGGACGGGGAACGCCGGAACGATGCCGACCACGGCTCCGACCCAACGAGAGTATAGTCGCTAGTCTGCGGGTTCGTCAAGAGCGGCGCGGGCGAGGAGGCGGTGGTAGAGGCCGAGGGTTTCGCTGGCCTCCTCGGCCGGGGTGCGCGTGATCGGCTCGCGGTCGGGGTGGTGCTCGCCCCCGTCCCGTCCGCGCTGGTAGGCGCGGCGGGATCGGGCGAGGGCGTCGGCAAAGGTCATCGGGGGGCCCGTGTTAGCGGGTGAGGGTGTAGGCCAGCGCGACGACGCCGAGGCAGGCGGCGACGACGCCGGCGGCGAGGAGCGCGAGCTTGACCACCAGGCCCTGCGACCGCGCCCATCGGACAAAGCCCACGGGCGGGGTCACGCGGCACCGTCCGCGCCAGGGGTGGCCCGCTGCGCCGGGGACACGGCGAGGGCGCGGGCGATGATGCCTGCGTAGTCCACGTTCCACGCCTCGGTCGGGATGTTGCGACTGGCGAAGTGTGCGCACGACACAACGGCCTGACCGATGGCAGACGCGAGCAGGTCGCGCATCGCCTCCGTCACCGCGTCGGCGGGGCGCGGGGTGGCCTCGAGCCAGTCCAGCCGCGCCGCGTCCGCCCGCAGCGCCCGGACCTCTGCGCACAGGGCGCGGAGGTCGGCGGCGGCGCGCATACGCTCCGACATCCGCAGAATGAACGTCTCGTCGCCATCGTCCATCCACTCCGCCAGTTCATTCACCCGCTCGAGCGTGGCCGTCAGGTCCGGCGTCGGGTCAGGCGTCGGGTCAGGCATCGGGGGCCTCCGGCGTCGTCGGGGTGTGGGCCAGCGCCTTGACGATCTGCTTGCCGCCCCGCGAGGTCGGGACGGTCCGCAGCGTGTCCAGCGCGACACGGTGCGCCGCCTTCCAGCCCGCGACGTAGCCGCCGTTATAGGCATCGAGGCGACCGCCCTGCGCGTGGGCGTTGCCGGCCACATACCCGGCCGAGTACCCGGCCGAGTACACCGCCGCGCGGGCACGGCAGGCGATGGCGATGATGGCGTAGCCCAGCAACGCGCCGCCAACGAGCACACCGAGCCAACCGAGCGTGGTCATGCGGGATACCTCGGGGTGGGAGGGAGCGGGGCCGACGGGGGCATTGCGTCGCCGTCCAGCGTCACGATGTGCCAGTCCAGGGCCCGGTCGTCCGGGACGCAGATCAGGAACATCAGCGCCTCGGACTTGGTGCTGAAGCCGTCGGCGGGGCCGATGTAGATGAGGTCCCCGTCCGCGTCCGCGATGCCGTAGCGCGTGGTCACGGGGTCGCCTCCGGCGTGACCGCGAGCAGGCCGCAGCCCGTGTCGCGTTCGTACCCCGCGATGCGGACCAGCTTGGCGCGGAGGAGTTCGGCGCACCGCCCGTTCACGGTGTCCTTCTTGATCCCCAGCGTCTCCGCCAGGCGCTCCCGCGAGATCGGGCCGTGGGCGACGATCCCCGCGTACACCATCCCGCGGAGCCCGGAGAGGTGCGGGGCCACCCGCTCCCGCCCGGCCTGCTTGCCGCCTTTGAGTACGGCCCGGGGGACCGGCCGCGCGACCTCGGGCGCCGCCTCGCGCTGCGCCGCCAACGGCAGGCCGGCGAGCGGGTCCGGCGCGGTCCCGATGATGTCCCCGGCGTCAGCGCGGCGCATCGGGCACCTCCGACGCCGGGGCGTCGGCCGCAATCACCGCGACCGGGACGAGCCCGAGGGCCGCGAGCACCTTCGGGTTGATGGTCCGCGTCGAGCCCTTGGCGCGGTAGGCGTAGAGCGTCGGCAGCGCCACCCCGCACCGCGCCGCGAACGGCGTGGGCCCTTCCGTCGCCATCGCCTCCACGAGCTTGGAGATGACGGTCTCTCGGCTGTACGTCCGGGTCACAACACACGCTCCAGAGTTGGGGTGATTATCGCACGGAGGTATAATAGCACTCAAAGTCTCGCCGCGCAAGAGGCCACGGGTCCCGGCGATCAGGCACCCCGCCTGCTGGCTCATCGGGGCGGGGCGAGCCGGGTGGGCTTGCTGCAGGCCGGCTCGTGGCGGCCGTTCGGGGCCGCGCAGTACGGGCAGACGGCGAGCGCGAGCCCGTCAGGGCCGCTCGCGCCGCTGGCTGCTGAACTGCTCTGCTCTGACTTGAACTGCTCTGAACTGCTAGCTAGGTGCTTGATAGCACCGCTTTCTAGCTCCCTAGCATTGCTAGCTTTTGCTAGGCCGCCCTTCCGGCCAGCGATGGCGCGGAGCACCCGCACCCGGTCCTCGGCGGTCCGCTCTTTCTCCAGGCGAGGGCTGAACATCCGGCCGTCCTCGGCTACGGCGAACAGGCGGCGGATCGGGACCCACGCCGCGCGCATCTCGGCCTCGTCGCACCCCACGATGTCGGCCAAGGCCTCGGGATCGTCGGGGATCGCCCCCTTGTCCCAGCACTCGTCAAGCAACTCGCGGTAGATGCCGCGCTGTTGCCACGTCAGCCGCTGGACGTTGCGGCTCCCTCGGTAGTCCTGCACCCACCAGCGGTAGTACGGGAGAGCTGTGCTCCGTTCTCCCTTTCCAGTCGTGGTCATAATCCCTAAACGGCGAACCCCCACGTTCCCTCCCTTCGTGCCGGACTTCGCTTTTGCAAGCGCGTCCGAGGGGGTACTAATGGGGGCAAGTAGCGCCGAACCTCGTCAGCGGGCACGAACCGTTGACCCCACCAAGATACAACCGCGCGAGCGACTACGCTACACTCGCCCCACCGTTCTCGCCATCGTTCGTCCGAGCAAGCCGTCGCGCCATCGCCGGCGCGGCATTCCCGTCCCGGATCGCCGCCCGCTGCGCCCGCTGCGCCCGCTGCCAGGCACCGAACACCGCGCCCGCCTGCTGGAAGGCCTGGCGCGCGCCGTGGCCGCCAAGGGCTATGCCGACACCACCATTGCCGACATCGTGCGCGAAGCCAGCGTGTCGCGCCGTACCTTTTATGAAAATTTTGCCGACAAAGCCGAGTGCCTGACCGCACTGTATGAGGCGGCCAGCGGCAATGCAATCGCGGTGCTGCG